CTTACGAGCGCCCCAGAGTTCTTTCTCGTTAAGAATCCCTGTCTCGCTGGCTCTGAACTCAAGTAACGCCCATCCCTCCGCTGTCTGCGCCCTATCCCTAAAGTCAGCAAAGTGGTTCTTACCTTTTGGGGTTCCTATGAATAAGCACCATGTAGGAGCCTCGTCAGTGTTGCGATCTGCTAACGCTGGCCTGATGACTTCGTTCCAGATCTTCGGGTTTTGGTCTCCGATCTCGTCAAGGACAACTCCATCAAAATACTGCCCACGCAAGCTATCAGCATTGTCAGACCCGTAAAGACTAATGCGCCTACCCCAAAAATCAACCCTAAGTTCCGAGATATTAGCCACAGCCCCAAGAGGACGAGTAAATTCAAGTAAGTAATCCCACGCCACCCTTTTGGACTGAGCATAAGTCGGAGCAATATAGGCAAATCGTGGGTTTGGTTTCTTGCACTCAATGGCGGCCTTTATCAGATGGTTGATAGCGCTTACAGTCTTGCCAAATCTTCGATGGGCAACAACTACCGTAAATCTATTGGAATCAACGGCTTCATGTATCTTTAACTGAAGCGCTCTAGGGGAGTATGGGATGACTATTTGTTCCAACTTGTACCAGCCCAAATATTGTAAATTGCTGATTTACTTACGCCAAACTTCTTAGCCAAAGCTAGCCCAATACCACGTTTACCACCTTTTGCAGCCAATATCTCTTTAGCTTGATCGGCATTAAGTTTCGCCCACTTAGCGTTTTCTCCTGAGTTATCTGGCTTGAATTGCCTACCCATGCGAACCATATCAGCAGCGTTTTCCTTTTGCGTACCAGCCTCAAGATGCCAAGGATTGACGCAAGTAGGATTACCGCACTTATGCAGGATTATCTTATCTTCAGGGATTTCGCCACGATATAAGCGGTATGCAGTTCTATGCGCTCTTTCATTACCTTGACCTCTAGCGCCCTTACCAATAATCCCGTAGCCACGATGGTTTAACGCACCCATCCAAGTCCAGCACCCGTAAAAAGGGATTCGCTCAACCTTGGCCTCAAAGCGGTCTTTTAATGGCTGTCTCATTTCTGCCATGTAACCACGTGCTGCTGAGGAGCACCATCAAGCCCTGTGACCTCAGTCCTAGCCAGCTTAGGGATATGGTACTCAGATAGCTTCTGGATAATGTCCAATGCCTTATGAGGATCTTTATCAGCTACCTCATTAAGCCATCTATCCATGTTAGGAGCATTGCGCTCTAGTAGATTAGCTATAGCTTCTCTTACGACACTAGTAGACTTGTTAGGCATTCCTTTAGGTCTACCCGGCCCTGCTAGTCCTTTGCCGATTTCTGGCGTTTTAAAATCGTCAGTTGTTTCCATAATTGCATTATCCTTTGGATGTCATGCTTACTTACTTGATTTCTTTACTGGCTTCTTTGATGTCTCTGCTTCTGCTAAGAGACCGGGTATCTGAACTTGTACCTGTCTACCTTTACCTTGCGGCATCATTGCCTCACCGTACATTCTTGCCAATCCGTAAAGACTAGGAGCCTTAGCAATATAGTCTCCTGTGGACATACTTTGCTGTGTTTTGCTCTTTAATGGATTGAAGTCGTATACATCTTTAATCGATACATTCCCTGTCTTTGGATCTATAGCGTAATTAAACTGACCTAGCGTAGTCCTGATGTTTTCGTAAGGATTAGCTGCTCCTGCCCCTACTCCAGCCGCCATAGAGTTTTGCGCTGAAGGAACAAAGTTAGCATAATCCTTGTACTGAATATATCCTGTAGGCGCATTGGGATTAGCCATTTGCTTTGCTCTAACCAACTCACCAATCGTCTTTAACTCTGCCTCAGTAAAGTTCTTCTCAGTAATAGGAGCCATCTGCTTATCTGCAAATGTTTCCAAATATATACGTTTATTCGATGGCATCTGGCTACGATCAGCAACAGCACCGTAAGCCTGAACGCCAGCACCAGTTACCTGATTTGCCAGCATCTTGAAGAAGTCATCAATCGGGTTAGCCATAAAATGCCTCGTATATATCCGGTCTGTTAGCCTTTATCCACTCTCGTGGTTCTTCATGGCATTTCTCAAAGTCTGTTCCTACTGTCTGGCTTCCTGCGTGATGAACATAAGCCCTTGATACGAAATGCTCAAACCCTGCTTTTTGCAGGTCATGGCATATTATATTATCGGAATACCAATTCGTGCTAGGGAACTTAGCCACATCCCATGCCTTCTTGCTAATGGTAGCAAATATTGGTGCTATGACTCCTGTGGGCTTAATGTAAAACTCGCTCTCCCACTTTAATCCGACTCGCTCATCTTCCTCTACCGGAAACCTAATGTTTTGGTCAGGCAATACGTAGTCCGATCTGGCTCCCAAGAATCCGACATTTACGCCGTTTGATTCCAGAATTTCCGAATCATTCTTCATCACATCTATGGCACTAGGTGTTATAACAACGTCATCGTTAGAAACAATTACTGATTTATAACGTCCATGCTCAAAGGCATAATCTATTGCCGTATTGTAAGCATCGCCAAAGTTGGTAGCCTGATTCGGCCTCCAGACCAAGTTGGGCAGGATACTCTTAGCCTTATGCCAAAGCTCTAAGCTGTTGCCAAATAGATATACAGGCATTGTAGGCGCATAAACTCTAATGCTTTCAAGCAATATCGTTACGCCGGGATTCTTTACCGTACAGATAACTATAGCTTGCACAATGTCACCTTCATTGAGTCTACAGCTCGTGGAGTTCTTAGGATTTCCTCATCAGAAGCGCCCTTCTCAGACATTTCTGAGCCTAATTCAGACAACTTAAACTGGAGTTCTTCTAGCTTAAAGCCAGATTCCCAGCCTAAATACCAGCACCACTCGGTATAGTACAGCCAGCTATTCTCGTTAAAAGCACGTACGTGCGTAGGATCTTGCCAAGCACCTAAACTTAGCTCATACGGAACGGAAGCTATCAATTTGCCGGTAGTTTTCAATAAGTCCCGACAGTTTGTCATCGCTCTAATTAAATCAGGAATATGCTCTAAAACGTCATTTGCGATGATTTTTTCAAACATCTCAGGCTTAATCTTGATCTGTCCGAACCGGGTATCTACTAGCTCACCCCATTGAACCTTAGATATGTCGCATACCCAGTCAGGCTTAACCCTAGCCTGTATGTCTGAGTTTAGACAATCCTCTCTCCAGTCTTTGCCGGAGCCTAGATTTAATATCATTTTTTCTTGTTTCTAGCGGAAATAGCTGCGGCTTTTTGCTTGGCATCAGCCTTCGATGAGGCTCCCCATGCTCGTAAAGACAGTAACAAACGAGTAGGCTCACCATCTTTATACTCCGGCCCCGGCATATTGCCCATACGTGCTAAAAAGCTCGCTCTACGGGGATTGTCACCCGCTTTGACTGGAGCCTTGAGGTTTGATCCGGGATTCTCAGCCTCATAAGACTTACGGCCTTTCTCATTAAGACCGCCCTTAGGATTCTTGCCAGCCTTCTTAGTCCAAGCCGCTGCCATTAGTCTTCATCCTCGTCTTCTTCGTCTTTTTCTGCGTATTCCATCTTAGCCATTCTGAGCATATTCTTCTGCTTCTCAGTCATAGCTTTAGTGACTGCGCCTCCAACGAGCCAAGCAGAACAAGTACGATCCGCAGCACACTTGAACTCGAAAAGCTCACAGTAGCCTAAATCAGATTCATCTACGACCTCATTGGCATAAGTCTCAGCGTCTGATTCCTCACCCTGAATGCCCTTGATAATACATTCCATCATCTCAGGAGTCTGGATAAATGCAGCACAGTTACCGCAGCGCATTGTCTGTGCATTCTCAGGAGTCGTAGCCCATTCCTCAGCACGTTTATCCCAGAAGTCTTCAGGCTCCTCTGGGTTAGCTGGGCCATAGCCTACATTCTTAAAAGCCCAATCCCTATTTGCTAGGTTGAGCTGGATGTCTGAACAGACTTTAGGACAAGGTTTCATTTTTTGGCTTTATTCTTAGCTGTACGGGAACCACGAACAGGCATAGCTGTCTTGGCTGCTTGCTTGAAGTCCGCTTTAGTAGGAGCGCCCTTAGTTCCCGGCTTCTTCATCTTCTCGCCAGAACCCTCGGCTATGCGCTTGCGTTTAGCATGAATATTACTGTAAAGACCAGTTTTCATTTTGAATACCTATAACGTAATGCTTTGCTCAACTGCATTATCTGCTCTTGAGAAAGTGGGACTGGTTTATGAGGATCAGCGCCAGTAATCTGCATATAGTCTTCCATCCAAGCCGTAGGATGACTCTTAGCCTTTAGACTATACCCAAGTGGAGTAACACTAGGCCAATGCTGCATTGTGTCATGCTCGTAATTCTCTGGTCTTACATTAGCCTTCCAAGCAGCCCGATAGTTGTAATCAGGACTATTTAGGTTAGGCTCCTCACCAAATTGCTTAACAAATTGAGAAAACCAAGGAGTCTGCCTAATGCCAGACTGAAACACAGCCTCATCTTGGTTAGTCCACTTGCCTACCTTTGCTTCTGGAGCAATAGCATAGTCAGGCGAAATCTGATAACCAAGCAAGCCAGCCATTACTTTTTCTTCTTCTTCATGCCAGCCTCGCTCATGGCGATAGCTACGGCTTGCTTCTGAGACTTGACCACAGGGCCACCCTTGCCAGAATGCAGTTCGCCTTTGCCATACTCACGCATAACTTTGGCTACCTTCTTGGCTGCTTTGGTCTTCTTCATTAAGAATCTCCTGTACCTGCTGTGCTAACTGCAATTCGGTAACCTCGTACCGACGCTCAAAGGCTTTTCTTCCCATGCCGTGATAGCCAGTATTCCCCCGATGATGCTCAGGACAAAGTGGGATAGTTGCGTAATTAGAATTCCTAACACCCATCCCCAAACCAATACCTCTGATATGGTGGATCTCTGCTGGAGTACCAATATAGCCAAGCCTATAACAAATTATACAGCCTATATCAGCTATTTTTGACAGATATTGCGCCTCTTTTTTACGCATTCTTTTCCTTTAGTTTGGCTTCGATGGCTTCAGCAAACCATTTAAAACCTAACGGCAATCGTTTTGCTTCACCGTCAGTTTGTGCTAAACAGTCAAACATTTCCTCATCCGTCAGTCCCTGCCATTCTTTGCGCTGTGGTGGGGCGTTGACGGTCAAGATACCATCCTGCTTTGCTCCACACTTTGTGCATTCAACTTCCATCAGGTACTTGTCAGGTTCCAGTTCAGACTGCGCGAGTCTGGCGCGGAGCAGTTCGGTTGCTCTGTAACGTGACACACCGACAATATTTCTTTCTATTACATCCAGCACCTGCTGCGCTTCCTCGCGGGTTAGTGTGATGGTCATTTATTCCTCTGATATTTTTTATGGACATCCAGAACCAGAGCTTTAATCTGGTCTGGATAGTAGTAATAGAGATTACCGAAGTGCTTAATACCTAACGCCTCAATTTCCCAATCAGCCAACTTTCGCAAGGTTAGCGGCAATTCGCTGCTGTCGAGCAATGTTCGTTGGATCATAGTCGGCGAATCCGTCTACGTCACCGCACTCTGGACACTCAGTAAGAGTATCTTCTGTAAACGAGCATTTACCTTTAGGTATCTCATCCCAATCGTCTATAAATCCACAAAAGCAACATTGCGCTAGGTTGCTATCATCTACTATATTTGTGTCGTTCATATTATCCTCTTATTGAGTTGATCTATCTATATGCCTATTTGACGCTTCTTGAGTCCTGTAGACATCTATTCTGGCCTGTGCTGCTACCAACATCCACCGCAGTGTTTCTGCCTTCTCTACGGCCTCCTTAAGCCCATCCAGCACCGCTAAATACTCTGGATGACTGTACGCAAAATTGTCTTTATCTGCAATAGTATTTCCTATCGCATTAGCAAATAGCATGGCTTTCTTGCTCTTACGGAATTCCTCTAAGTACGTAACCTGAGCCTTAGCCTGAGCATATTCAGCAGAATGCCGAATCATGTAGTCAATGGCCTCGTGTGGATTTATTGTTTTCATATAGTTAAGCCGGGTTTCCCCGGCTAGTTATTTATCGAACCAATGAATTAAGCAAAACTGGCAACATTTCCCTAGGAAAATTATGGTTGTCATCAGTGACATACCAAGAACCATTCATACCGGGCTTACAACGCTCTATTACTGTGCGAACAGTTGATTTTCCGTCATCATATACAGTCAATAATCCACCTTGTGCAAATCCGTCAGAGGCGCAATTTAATTCATATTGAGTTGTTTTCATGGTCAGCTCCTAGTTGATTAATATTGTGCTGCTGTGAAAGAACTATAGCAGAGTATTCTCCAACTGCAACACATATATTTCTATCAGTTACTACTTATTGATAGTTTTTATTTAGCAGCGTGTTGGTAAACATAATCAATGGCTTGGGCAAATTGCTTTCTTGTTAACGATAGCTGTAAGTTATCAGTAAGCACTAGCCCGTCACCTACTTCCCTTAAGTCACTGCCAGATAAGCCCCATTTGCCCGTTCTATCGCACCTAGTCTGTACCTTTAGCATGGCATCTAGCCCTATCCTGATCTGTTTAGCCTGATCTTCCTTGCCAATAGCGTTAGCAGCCACTAACCCGATATTGAGCCTAGCGACTATGGTGTTCCAACTACCTTCGTCCCCGTAGCCTTCTCTTAGCTTCATTAACTCAGAATGAGGCGCTAGTTGTAAGGCTGTCTCTGACTCTGCGTTATGCCTGATAGTTAGTGGTAGCGTCTTTGGTATGTACTTTCTAGGCTTTCTAGGCTTCTTATTTACAGGCATCGTAAACCGCAGTAATTGCGTCCTTTGCGTTATTAACCACCGCTACCTGACCTCGCCATCCAGCGTGCCAGATAACCTGCTGTGCCGTTAGCTTGCCATCCCCGTCTTTAAGCTCTAGCAGGACGTTATAACGCTTGCCGTTATGACTATGACCTATCAACAAGTCTGGACAGCCTTCTCCAACTTTATGCAGATGCTGAACAATAAACCCTTCTTCCCGCAGTGCAGCAACAATAGCCTTCTGGTTTGCATCTACTCGGTAAGCTCTCACTCATTCCCCTTCCCGCGAATAATATCAGCACAATCAACGGAAGTTGCCATTGGGTATCTTTCACTAAGCCAATCGCATAACTTGGCACATCTTTCTCGTTCAGCCGCTACCGCTTCCCGTACCGCTACACAAGCAGGACGCTGACAGTCGTTATTACAAGTATGAATTTCGTTATCCACGCCAATCTCCCTTTATGCCTCTGTTTCCCTTAGCCCACTGTTCTTTGCAGTCATTGGCTAGCTTGTCTGCTACTACATCACCCCTAGCTTTTCTAACTTTAGCTAGGTAATCAATAGCCTTATTCCTATCTTCTGTTCTCCAGCGTAACACTTGCGATACTTCACATTTGTGCCTGTATTCTTCAGTAGATAGCAATTGTTTCACCAACTTTCGGCACAATTAACCCAAAATTTGTTTCAAATAGGCTATTTGTCTGGAATCTATAAATATTGATTTTCCTTTTACTTGTTTCTTTCCAAGTATTTTTATGGCTTATTCCTCGTCTTTCGCCAACCTTAACCCATCCCATTTGCTGCCAAAACAAATTACTTGCTAAATCATCAGCACAACCACAAGCAAAATCTTCCCTGCCAACTAAATTGCCATGCGATATTGCAGAGGATAACAATGCTTTACCTCTTTCGATTAGCCTTGCATCCTGCTGAATACAAATTTGATTGCATTTAGAAACCCGACCATAACTAAACATTGCAAAACCAACAAGATCGCCATTTTCAACACAAACAAATATTTTGTCATTGCAGGTTGTTGACCACCGCTTTCCACCCTTATGCCCGGTTATTGCAGCCTCATAAGCTGGCTTCGGTATAAACCCAAGAGAGAAACTTTCTTTATTTGCCAAAGAAACAATATAAGGAATGTCCTCTAATACCGCTGCGCGAATCATGCGCTGAATCTCCCTCTATTATCAAAGTCCATAGGCATAGCGCCAACCTTCTCTATAAATTGCTGGCTGTTACTATGGTAATAAAGACCATACCACTCCTGAGACTCACCGTTCCTCTGCTTCTCACACATTAGGTAAGCATCAGGCTGTGTCTCGTCTATCTGTTCCCCTCGGTTCCTCATGTTCTCCTTCTTCTTATTTCGCCACATTAGGAACACATTGTCTACCTGATCCGAAATAGATCCAGAACCCTTTAAGTCGTTCTTGTTCGGCTGTTGCTCCTCATTGACCAGCTTGCGGATATGGTGAACTAGGTGGATGTGAACATTGTGATCCCTAGCCAATGCCGTTAGCTCATCAATAAAGTTCTTCTGGCCGTTAAAGTCATCCTCACCCTTAACGCACTTCATTAAGCTGTCGATAAAGATATGCTTGATACCTAGTTCCGTAGCGCAATACCTTGCCATAGCAATAACTTTATCCGCTGATGTAGTTCCCTGTTGATCGTAAAGAAACAATTTGTCAGAAACATAGGTATCGAATCTGACAAAAAGGTTGTGGATATATTTCTCACGGTCATTACTTAACGGATTATCTATGTACTCCCCAGAGAACTGCCTAACCATACGCTCTAAGGTTTTCTCAGGCTTCATCTCAAAGCTAGCTATGCAAACCTTCTGACCTTGACGGATTAGGTTCAGCGCAATCTGGCCTGTAATCAGCGACTTACCACCACCATTACCACCAGCGTATACCGTTACCTCACCATCCCTAAACGCAAAACTGGAATGCGTATTAGGCCAAGGCAATACAATTTTTGTATCAGTTTTACTATTTAGATAGCTTTTCTTGATAACTTCCGACCATTCCGTAGCCCGTTTAACTTTAATGGTCACATCATTAGCGTGTAGATACTTCTCTACATCAATGACTTCCGACTTTAAGATTCTGGCTTTTCTAGCTTCGTCTAAATCTATTGCTCGATCTTCTAAACTCATATTGCCCTCAATTAATATAATTTGCTGCTTCGTTAATTCGCTCAAAAGCCGTTTTAAGCCGTTTTCTATCGGTGTCTGATACCTGCCTACCTTCCGCTAAATCAAACGCCGCTATGCCCGTTAAAAGTGCCTCAAAATGGATTATTCGTAACAGGTCTGTTGCGTAAAATGGTCTACGCTCAGGTTTTTGGGATTGTGTATCGCTTGTGTATCCTAATTTGTTCTCTTTAGGAAACAGATCACCGATGTCCATACCAACAGCAGAAACTATTTCGTAAACGGAACATCCACCAAAACACTTGAGCAGAATGCGACCATCGTCAAGGTGTGTGATTGCTAGGCTAGGACTACGGTCAGCGTGAGCAGGACAGCAAGCAGTCCAGCGACCTTTGGAGCCTTTAACTTTCTCTAGGCGATTGAGTAGGTTCCCGATCATTTGATCCTCCTGTCGTTCATCCACCAGTCTTTTTGTTGCACTGTTTGCTGAACTTTAGGTTCATAAACATCTTGCCAACCGCTAACAATGCTGTTCTGCAATGCCATAGATGTGCTAATTCCTTTGTCTTTCATTTTTTCCAATTTAGAAATAATTATCTTCATTGCTCGATCAGTCATAGGTTTCCCTATCTTCTTCCTCATGGCAATAAAATCTTTCCAATCGTTAACGTCAAGCCAATCAGGAATTTCTACCGCTACAGACTTCTTCTCTGTCTCTGTCTCTCTCTCTCCCTCTCTCTCTGGGATAGCAGGTTGATAGCAAGGTGCTAGCATAGTGCTAGCATCAATAAAAAAGCCATTATCAATCAATGGCTTAAGTCCTACTTCAATATCCTTGATAGCAATGTGCAAGCGAAATGCTAGCTCGTTGCTAGCAGCGTCAAATTCACCATCTTTTGACTCACTTGCTAATAACCAAAGTAACGGTGCTAGCGCTTTGCTAGCGATAGGGAGACCTGCAAAAATCCTATCGTTTAATATGTCTCGATGTAGCTTGATCCAAGGTGGGCAACGATCCCGATAATGTTGGAACTTGTCCCAATTTTTAGGCTTTAGTTTCATGTCTTTTACAATAAAAAAAAGCCCTAGGTGAGACTCTCACCGCATAACGGTGTTGGAGGACTGGTGAGTACCAGCAGAGTCTCATCTAAGGCTTACTCAAAACACGCCTCCAAGCGTGTGTTACTGCTTTAACTATACCTTAACACCTCTCAAGGTGCAAATCCTGCATACGTTGCTATCTTTGAACTGAGTAACAGTACGGCTTTTCTTACATCCTCGGCAGAATCTAGTACCGAAATAGCTGCTTTTCGTTGATTCGACTTGTACAGGTTTTAAAGGTTCGCTGCTCAATTGGTTGACCTCTGGGTGACAGTTTGGGCAAGAAGGTTTGCAACGGTTTCCATCGCAAAGGTGGTGCAGGTTCATTTTGCTCGTTCATAATTTGTGGTTCCGTATTATCCGACATTTTTGTCTATCCTCATGGCTAAAGTCAGGGCTAATCTCGGCTACCTGACAAGGCAGCTTTGGCGGCATATTATGTACTTTAATGCTCCAATATATCGCTAATGCGCCACAAATGAACCAAAACACGATTATTAACTTCTCGGCAACCTTCATAGTTTTCTCCTGTAGTTAAGCTGCCCATAGATATTGCCCATGTAGAATATTACTGTCAATTGATATTAACTATTGGCAATAGATAACTGATAGGAATAATTTTACACGCAGTCATCATTTTTGAGTATAGTTCACTCACCGCAACACAGCGGCTACTAGGAGACCAATATGAATATCAATGAAATCAAAGCAAAGATAGCAGCACTAGAAGAATCTAACGCACACTGGAAATCATGCCAAGACGGTAGTTACGAAATGGCCTTAGATCGTGCTGGTTACTGGAATCTTAAAGATCAACTTAAGGAGCTTGAAAGTGGAAAATCCAATAATCAGTGACGTTCGCACTCAGGCATATAAAGACGGTGTTGCCGAAGGCATGGAAATAGCCCGCCAAATGTTATGCAAGTCTATAGGCAAAGACATTGATTCATACGGCAAAGCATTGGCTCATGTAGATGTAATGATTATCGAAATGGAAAGGATGAAACGTGAACAAGCTGCTATCGACGAATGACTGGTTTGCTAGACATCCAGTTTTCTGTGGTGTAATAATGATTGTTCTATACCTTATTTCATGTTCAATATGAGTAAATCTATCTTAGATCCATCATTTAAATATGTCTCGTCTTCCAGTACAAACATTGCTAAGACCTTTGCAAAGGTTCGCAAAGAAATGCAAGCTAAGGCTAATGCGGTACAACCTGTTCCGGAAGTTCGGCAATTCAATATCATGCAGTATAAAAAATTCAATAAGGGATAAATAATGATACAATAGGTTGTCATCAACCTATGGAGCAATCATGCTAACTCAGAAAGATTTAGTTGAGTTGATTGAATATGACAAAAATACTGGGATTTTTTGCTGGAAAAAGAAAAGGAGGGGTATAAAAACTGGGGTTCCTCTTGGTTGTGATAATGGGTTTGGTTATTTAAGAATAACTGTTCTTGGTCAATCTTATTATGCACATCGTTTAGCTTGGTTATACGTTTATGGTGAGTGGCCTAAATATGAAATAGATCATATTAACGGCATAAAAAACGATAACAGGATAAAAAACTTAAGAGATATAACTCCAATATCAAATGCTCAAAATAAAATATTTGCTAAAAGTAACAGTAAGTCTCAGATTCTTGGAGTAAGTTTTCACAAAAAAGCAAAGAAATGGCAAGCTCATATTTGTGTCTACAAACAAAGAAAGTATTTAGGACTTTTTAATAATGTAGAAGATGCTCACAAAGCATATCTAAATGAAAAATCTAGGATTGAATATGAAAATTCATAAAAAGTTAATGCAAGCAAGAATTGAATTGCAAAAAAAAGAACTTAATAAGTCTGGTCATAATAAATTTGCAAATTATAAATATTTTGAGCTGTCTGATTTTTTAAATGAAATACAGCAAATATTTAACAATTTAAACTTATGTAGCGTAGTTTCCTTTTCGAAAGAATACGCAACATTAACTATATTTGATTGTGATTCTGACGAAAGCATAGTTTTTACATCTCCAATGGCAGATGCAAACTTAAAAGGAACGCATCCGATCCAGAATCTAGGGGCTGTAGAGACGTACTCACGTAGATACCTTTACGTTACTGCTCTGGAGATCGTAGAGCATGATGCGCTAGACGCTACAACAGGCTCAGAGGCTCCTAAGTCAGCCAAGCCTATTACCAAAGACGTATTCGATAGCATGACTAGCGAGGAGCAAGAAGCTATCCGCAGCATTGGGATTATTGTAATTTCCTTGCTAGACAAAGATGATGTTGAAGGCGCTGTTCAGTATATTGAACAATCAGAGTTAGATGCAGATTCTAAAACCGCCCTTTGGAGTCTGTTGGATAGTAAGCAACGGGCAGCAATTAAAAAATTCACCACAAGGTAAATATGAGCAATTTCGACAATACAAATAGAGGAATTCTCTCTAAGAATCAAAATAAGACAGCAGACAATCATCCAGAGTACAGCGGATCTATTAACGTAGACGGTACTGATTACTGGTTGTCAGCATGGATTAAAGAGTCTAGCAAGGACGGTAAGAAGTTCTTTAGCCTGTCAGTTAAGCCTAAAGACGCACCAAAATCTAAAGCTAAACCAATACCGGAAGAAGATCCTAACGATCCTATCCCGTTCTAGTCTACGGAGAGAAAGCAAGCTGGCAGGAGACTTTGGTCGGTTCACTCCTTCTTGTGAGTATCTCCACCTTTTATGGGGAAAGCGGATGCTAGGCTTCCTTACTGACTTGTCAGTGTGTACAGAAGATAGACGCAGCGAGTACCCACCTAATACGCCAAGCCGATAGTGGCGCGTAACATCGGCAGCAGAGGCTAGATCCTCTTTCGGAATGCTCCAAAATCTAGTGACTCTGCACCAAGACGCATGACCATTGCTGGACTCTTTACGCGAGAGAGGACTAACCCAGAACCGGGAAGCCATAGGATTCTAGATTGCTATGGTAGGACGATGGGGAAATAGCAGTGGTCAGCCGTGTTGGTGTCAGTGAATAGCTGGCAGTGGCATATCGCACACGGGAATAGGGAATAGCTGTCACCAACAACTTTAACTACAGGAGAAATACGTGATTCTTGATGAACTGCAAAAACGCTTTGACATTAAAAACGACCGCCAGCTATCCATTAAGCTAGGTGTAGCTGCTCCAGTCATTAGCCGACTACGTAACGGTAAAGCTAAAGTCTCAGCAGAGATGATGATTGCAATTCACGAAACCTTTGGACTGCCTATCGCTGAGATTAAGGAACTGTCTAAATGAGTTGGAATGTCACAGAACTTGATGTAATTCGATGGGCTGAAGCTAGAGGAATTGTCGCTAACTCAGACTCTAAGACCCAACTACTTAAAGCAGTATCTGAAATGGGAGAGTTAGCAGATGCTATTATTAAACGGGATCGACCTGCTATTGTTGACGGTATTGGTGATGTGCTTGTTTGCCTTATTGTGGTGGGGGCTTTAGAAGACGTAAGCCTTACCAAGTGCTTAGAGGCAGCCTATAGCGAAATTAAAGATCGCAAAGGCTACCTCAACAAAGACGGAGTATTCGTCAAACAGCAATAAGCTGTCCTCTAAAGACTACGTGGTCATCGTCCCAGACCTGACATAGTTCTGGAGGCAGCATCTTCCCATCAACAAAGGTTAGAACTGCAAAGCCTGACCGATGGTTCTTAGGGTTGTCTTCAGAATACTCAAACTGGTTGCCATTAACGTCACACAGCGTACCTGTATCTACACCGTATCTATCACCACGATAATCAGACCAAGGCGTAACTTTAAGGGAATGTAAGTGTCCGGTTACGACACTGATACCAGCCTTCATTGTGTTATTGTAAACAGCATGGATGCCATTATGATAACGATGCTTAATCATTGTGGTGTCATTGACCATAATGCTGGTTGAGAACTTCCAACGTGGGAAATGGTCAGTCAGGTTCATGCCTTCAACGCCTCGCCAAGTATCCCCTACCTGAGCCGCTAAACGAGCGTTAAAGCGCATATCGTGGTTACCCCATGTCCAGTTAAGGGAAGCGCCTTTTGCAGCCTCCTCGACCTCTCCTAGACGTTCCTGACAGGCTTCTAGCTCTTGTTTTACAGTAGGTGTTGATCCCCATCCTGATACCGGGTAACGAGAGATGCTAGCCCCGTCAAATACATCGCCATTCATAACGACCATCTTTGGCTTCAAATCTTTGATGATCTTTACGAATGCGCGGTGAGCAGTGCTGATAATGTCAGGCCAGTAATGACAGTCAGACCCTACGATAATGATGCCATTCTGTAACTCTACGTTGACCCGTACATTGTTCTCTGGGTACGTTACTTTAAAGTCAGGGCTATTCTTTGCTACGCCTTTTAGGATAATTCCATTTTCTTCCTCAATTCGTCTTCGTCTTGCATGAACATTTCTGTCTGTAATGCCTAAGATTTTTGCTACTTCTGCTACCGAACCGTGTTTATTCCACAAGGCAATAAATTCTTGCTCTGTGCAAGATGGTTTTCGCATGATTCCCTCTAATTAGAAAAACGATGGAATTCTCCACACCAGTCATCCCTAGCTGTAACCGGGTAAGTGGAGTCATAGTCATCCTCACCAGTCTTAATTAATGTTGGTGGATAACGTCTGCAATAGCCTAGATCTTCTTTCGGCTCAATCTCAAAGAAAGAGCAGGACTGGCAAGCTGGCATCCAATCTTCTTTTTTAGGCATTTGGTTTTGCTACTGGATATTCAGGTTCAGAAGGAAGTAATTGAAAAGAATCAACAGACCAAGTTCCATTTTTACCGTCTTCAAATACTACCAAGATTGCATTACCTCTACGTGTCCAACAGAACTTAACGTAAGCCTCAGTTCCAAAGGCATAACCATCATTCATTCCTCTAGCACCACAATACTGATCTCTGGTGGTAATAACCGTCCAGCCACCAGCGTTATTCTTGAAACCTGCTGCCTGTGATTCTTCTGCAAAACTATAACAACTAATTAGCGATAAGACAACAGCAAGTTTCTTCATAACAGCCCCCTATTTGGTTAAGGCTTCGTATTGTTCTCTACATTGTTTGAGGAGGAAGCGGAGTTCGTCGGCTCTGGCAGCTTCCCTTGCAAGAAATTCTCCATCTGGGCGGTAAAGCTCTTTTCCAGTACATCCGGTGGCAGTGGATCCATTCGTGGTGGTACTGGGCAAGGTACTGGCTTCGGTGGTGGGGCGTTCCGACCTGTCGCGCAAGCTGTTAGTAAGGGCAGTAGTACGAGCATTAAGATTGCGGATCTCACGGTCTTTCTCCTGTCTTATAGCGTCTGCATTGGCCTGTAACTCCTGCTCTTTAGTCCTAGCCTCAGCCTGAGCCTGAGCATAAGCAGCCTCTTGAGCAGCACGTTCCTTATCCCATTCCTGTTGGACTTTAGCCATGCCTAGTTCACGCCCTTGGTATAGGCCAGCACCTCCAGCAGCACCAACTGCTAGCACTACACCAAGGATTAACCAAGGATTCACTTTGGAGGAACCTTAGTACCGTCGAGCTTCTTGTGAACCTTTACATCCTTGCAGACTTTAACTTCCTTACCTTTACGATCCTTCTGCATATTGCAAACCTTCTTAGTCTCAGCAGCAAACAGGATCAGAGGAACAAACGCAATAAGTGCAATTAACTTTTTCATTCATGTCTCTCCGGATGAGGTGGTTGAACTGGTGCAGCTTTACCGCCATAACCAGTCGTAGCTTCTTCAGTACGTACAGTCGTAACCGTCGTAGTTACTACTGGCTTTGGTGGCTCTGGCTCTGGCTTACTCAAGTTAGGCGGCACAAACTGTGGCAGTGCTTCCTTACCTTTAACAGCAATCAATGTTGCCAAAGCACCAAGAATATACTTACTCATATCAGACAGCAATAGGAAAAACTGCTTATCTGCTGGGGCCATCCCAGACATAGGCTGAGTCACAAACACAACCGAGTACATAGACAGAGTAGCCATCATGCCAAGAATTGCACAGAACGTAATGCCAATGGCAAATTTAAGCAGTGCGTTAAGTTGTTCTTCTGTAGCTTTTAAAATCATGGCTTGGCCTTTTCAGGTTGAGTTACATCTTCAGGACAGGTTCCAGTTGAAGTGCAGATAGGAGGCTTACATTGAGTGGCTTCCCAGTTCTTAGGATCTTGGCAAGGATACCTAAATCTGTCTTCGCAAGCACTAGCCACCAAGCACATGGAGAGCATGAGCATAATGTTTTTTACGGTCTTCAAGTCCAATGGTTCCTCCGTTAATGCGCTTAGTCATAGTCAAAATATCACCAGCATCAGCTAACTTATTCAGGCTAGCTGTTTCCCAATACCAGCAAGCACTCTGAGCAGCACCTTCAAAGGTCTGCATATACTCTGAGGCTTCTTCAGGAGTAATTCCAAGGGATGAGGCGAACCAAAAATAGTTATCCTTGCCGGTAACCTGAATTAATCCTCTGCCCTTGTAGAGACTGCCTTGCCCGGAAGCTTCATCACCGTTACCCATACGATTGGCGTAGACGCGATTAGCTATCTTGTCTGGTTGACGAGCGTAAGCGTTTGCAAGTTCAAGAGTTGGAAAATACTTAGGAAAGGTCTTCATTAGACCAGCGGCGCTGTAGTTTAGGTTTTCTGTCAGCCAAACAAAGCCACCAGACTCATGACCACATTGAGCCATAAATGCAGCAATACGCTTAGGAGTATTGATTTCGTACTCCTCAGCCAATGATTTACCAGATAGCTCAGTCTGCTTACCAAACAGCGCGTCATACCACTGTTTAGGATACTTAGTGTTTGGCACTAACTGAGTAAATTGCTGCATAGTAATCAAGGCTCACCCCTTATTCGCTCGTTAATAATCTGCTTGCGTAACTCTCTAATAGCCCTTATTTCCATCTCTACAGCCACACGAGCATTGTTTAGATCCATGTACATCACCCCAAGCACAGGGAGTACAACGACAAACGTCAAAGCCATTACTAGTACACATAAGACGAGAGCAAACGATACGTCAGACTCTCCCTTAGAAGATGAAGCACGGCGAGGAACCACACTACGACGAAAAGGATTGCGCCAAACCATGTTACGTACTCTTGCCTTATCCTTGCTGCTTTACGTCTTCTAGCAGCGTCAATCTGTAGCTTTGCAGTCTCACGTTTATGAGCCTCATCTTGCTCAATAACGATCTGCTTCCACATCTTCTCGTACCTGCTCCACAAGTCACCTAACTCAGCCGGTGCTTTGTAGACCATTGTTTCGCGTAGTTCCGCAAACATCGCATCTAATCTTGACCGGATGATGACACGTATTAACGCTCGTTTACCAACCGAATCTGCACCCGTATAAACCTGTGTTGCTTCTGCTTCCTGCTGTATAAAGACCTTGCCGATCTTGTCGTACTCATCCATCAGAATACCAAGGTCATTGCCAATCTTGATAAATACGTCGTTAGGATCAGCCCTACCTATTTCCTGAACCCTAGCTACTTCTTCGTTATACTGAATCTTTTGAGCGTTAGTAGGATTCTGAATCTTCCCAAACTGCGTCTTTAGATCGTCTAGTACGTCCTTGACCTCACCAGCAGCGCCCTTGATGTCCTTGTATAGCTGACATCCCTTTTTTACAGCCGCAACAGCAGCATTGGCAGCAGCTAGGAGAGTTAGCGGATCAATTTATTGTTCCTACTTAGGTAAAGAGCCGTTACCAGCCATCCAGAACATTAGACCCAATGCAGCAGCACCGACGATCCAGAATATCTTTTTAACGACAGAACGACCGACTTCTTCATAGATTTTCTTGAAGGCTACTTCAGCGGCACGTTCCGCTATAGCTTCAATCTGGTCATCAGAGAGAGGCATCTTTTCCATGATTAGGCCTTCATAATGTATGCAAGGGCGTAGTACGGAGGCAGATTGGCGTTAGTTCCGCTAGAACCTGTACTACTGTTAGATACAGATATACCAGTAGTAGCAGAATTTGTCGTTGGTATGTTTTGACCATTTCCGGTACTTACATCAGCCATTAAATAATTAGGTGTAGTAGCAGCAGCGCCCAATGATCTTGCGAAAATACTATGTGTGTGACCGGGATCTGTAACCGTAGCAGTGTGCGTATGGCTTACAACGATAGCGTCAGCAGAGCCACCTGTACCAGCAACAGAATATGTACTACCAGCGCCAACGATAAAGCGGTTACGCAGGTCAGGAGTACTATTAGAACCGTCGCAAATCAACCAACCAGTAGGAATACTAGCGATTGAGCCTGACCACATGACAATTACACCAGTAGGAATAATGTCGCGCACAAATGCAGTCGTAGCTAACTTAGTGCTGTCATCAGTTGCCGAAGCAGTAACACCAGTCGATGCAGAAGATAAAGTCATTGCACCAGTAACAGCCACAGTGCTAGAGAATACAGCAGCACCAGTACAAGTCATCGCACCAGCAACAGATAAGTTACCACCTACCGTAAAGTTATCGCCATCAGTTCCTGCTTGCTGGTCTTTAAGCTGTGCCATTAACTCACGAATAGCGTTATTAATGCCAGACGGAGCGCAACCCTCTGCTATGTTAATTCCACCTATGTCAGTGTTATTTGCAGCAGTAGCGCTGTATTCGCTAATCTTGTTCTTTGCCATGATTTAATCCCTAGTTTCAAACATACCGTAATCAGCCATAAGTTGACTTAATCCAGCCCAATACTTTGCTGATGTCTTAGACATTTGACGAAGTTCTCTCAACCTAGAAATACCGTCAGGGCTTGTAATAATACTAGCTATTTTATCTGCATTAGCAGCAGCATCACGCTTAATAGCCCAGTCAGAAAGCACCTTTGCTGGTTGATCTAATTTGATTCCACCAACAGCACGAGCAACACCTGTTGTAATGCTAGTAACAGGTGGATTCTTCATTAATTCTTCAGTAACCAACTGGTTAAATGCAGTATCAGAGCCTAGCTTTCTAACGCTACCAGCAGCCTGTAATACCTCTGCCAAGTCAGTCAATGCCTTGTACTGAGTTGGGCCTAAAGCAACACGCATAGCGGCTTTTGTCTTTACATCGCCAAGAAGAATATTTTGCCAAGTATTACCAGTGTCAAACTTCTCACCTTGCTGTGTCTTACTCGGCTTTCTAGCCTGTCCCCAAACATCGTCAAGATATGACCTGACAACAGCATCCCATGCTTCTTGACCACCACCTTTGATGATCTGATCTTTGGCATACTTAACAGTTGCAGGACTTGGGTTTTCAAAGATTCTGCTTGAGAAATTCTTTAGATTATCCTGAGACATTTGCAGCAAGGATGATCCAGTGGTTCGTTTGTTAAACTCATTTAGTGGAGCAGACAAACGTTCAAATTCAGCATTAGCAGCAAGGTAATCAGGATTATCCTTACCCATCTGTTGAACCAATGTATTCTTGATCTCTGTTAAATTGCTTTGAATCTTTGTATCAAGTGACTTAAACGCATCTTCGTTGAACATTGAATCAAGTTCAAACTTAATGTTTTGCAATACAGGAAGCCTATTCTCAATTCCCTTTTTTGTTATTTCCTGACCAGCCTCATCTAATGCTGGTACTTCTCTCTCAAAAAGACCTTTCATCTTTTTAAGATAGCTAGCAGCACGACCATTAGCAGGTTGTGTTTTAAGGAAATTGTCTATTTTGCCAATAACGGGAGCAGTATCTACAGGAACAGATGCAGCAAATGCAGATGTATACAAAGGTTCCGTAGCTGCTTTGCGCTCATCTATAAGTTGCTGTTTTGTAGCCTGAAGCGCATCAAAGCCCATAGAACCAGCTTCTGCTTGATCCTGAATCTTTGAAATACTGCCAAGATAATCATTAACAGCACGCTGAACCTTCTTCTCGCGCTCTCTGTAAAACTGCTGCATCTTTACTTGAGATTCAGGAACATTGGTAATAACTTTCTGCTGCGACATTAATGATGCCAAGTTAGTAATTTCAGCAGGAGTCAATGGAATATCTAAACGACCTGCCTTAGCGCGCAATGAATTAACAAGAGGCACATTCATCTGTGCAATGTCTCTAGCTGTTCTACGCTCAACGAAACCTTTGCGAATTGCAGGAGCAGTTTCACCAAGGAAAGATAAACCACCAGAAAGAGCAACTTCAGTCGGATTAACTTCCTGACCACCAATCAATCCACCTAATTTCTGTCGAGCATAATTAGCAAGAGCAGCAGTACCGCCAGTTATAGTAGCCGCAGTACCTACACCTAATGGGCCAGCTAATGTAAGTGGAGCAGATGCCACACCAGCGAGAATGTCCGGAACCATCTCAGCAACGTCAGGAGCGTAGTAAGCCGCTGTAGGCAATCCACCTACAACCTCTTTATAAAACTTACCGTCTTCAGCCTGATACGCTATATCGCCATCAATAATTTGATAACGGCTTTCTGGAATACCACGCTGTTTAGCAAAGTAGCGAATAGCAGCCATCTTGTCAGTAGGAACACCGGCAACAAATGCAGTACCAGCACTAGCAGCCCTACGAGGATCAGCAATAGGCTTTGGCCCTAGTTCTGGGAATTGACCAGATCCAGCCTGTTGTCCAGACGTAGCTCTTTGACCACTAACAAAAGCAGACGCATAATCAAAGTCATCAGTAGCTGCTGGTGGCTGCTGTGGAGTATTTTTAATCAACTGACTTGCATAATCAAATTCAGCCATGATTCACCTTAAAAGGATACGCCAAACTCAGCCGCCAACTGACGGTTGATTGTCTGCAAATCTGCTGCTTTTCTAGGATCAAGATTGTATTGCTTTGCAATAGCAGCGCCTCGTTCATTTATGATTGATGGCATCTTATCCAAAGGCGTACTTTCCCAATTCAAACCTTTTCTCAGCGCGTAATTTTTACGAGCCAAGGCATATTTAGTTTGCGATATACCATTGTTCAGCTTTGATTCAAACTCTGTTGGGCTGTCTCCATCAAATATGCCAGCACCAGCATTAGGTAATGTGGCAATAATTCTTTCTGCTTCCTGAACTCCCATAGCCGCACCTGTAATATCTTTAATGGTTTGGTTAAGGTTCTGCAAAGCATTTTGGCGATATTGCGAATAATTAGTAAGTTGGGTTTTTTCTGTAGGAGACAAACCGCCAAACTTATCTTTAAGCGTACCCCATGCTTGTTTCGTTCTAAACCCAATATTTTGATACTCTGGTCTATAAGAAAACTGAATATTATTTAAACGAGTAACAGCATCAGCAGTAGTAATTACGCTCTTTTCAACTTCTCCAGCAGTTGTTTTGCTAAGTTGACCAGTGTAAATTGTGCTAGCACCAGCTTTAGCTTTTGAGATACCTCGTCTTTCAGCTTCATCATCAATCTTTTTACGTTGATCTGGGCTAAGTTTGCTAATGTCTGATGTGCCAAACATCGTGTTGGCAAGATTCGCATACTCACCAGTAAACTTCTCTTTATCAACCATTGTTCCCTGAACAAGATCAATCTTATTATCAGACCCAACTTGATAAACTTGACCTCTGTCAGTTGGTAATCCACGCTCTTTTACTTCAACATCAGTCAAAAGCCTTGCATTAGGCTTAGTTCCTTCAATAAGCTGAGGAGTACCATCGCCTTTAAGCATCCAAATACCGCGAGTAGGATCAAGTCCTCTTGCTTTGGCTTCATCAGGAGACAACTGTTTAACACCGCCAAAGTCACCAACCAATCCGCGCTTAGTTGAAACCATCTTGCCATCTCTAAACATAAAAGTTTCTTTAGGATCAAGCCTATCAGCCTCATCAGTAAAGAACTTGCCCATTTTGTCATCGCCCATTGAATAGGCAAATGCTGCTTTTCTGCGATTCTCATTAGCTTTAGCAAGTGCAGCAGGATCTATCAATTGATTTGCTTGAGCCTGTGCTGGCTGCAACTGCCCTTGAGAAACAACTTGAGTCTGATCTTGAGCTAGCATTTGAGAAGGAACCTGAGCAGGAACCTGATTAGCTTCACCACCAAAGCCGTACATCTTTGCTCTTTCACGGTTAATTACTTGTTTAACCGCCTCACCAGAATCAATGTCAAACAATGGAGCCAAGTCTGGGTATTTTGCTTTAGCATCAGCAATACTTCTTAGCTTGGTTGCCGCCTGAGTTTGTGCCAACTGAGTCTGTGCAATCTGTTGCTGCGTAACGTAATTCTTAATACCTTGATCGTAAGCACCACCAGCAGCACCAAAGCCACCAGCCAATGCACCTAAGATGTTCTCAGCAGCAGAACGACGTGGCCCAACATTACTCATGCCTTGAGCTAATGCCAGACCAGCACCTAGCAATCCCTGAATATTGGCGCGATTTTGTAAGTTCTTAGTTTCCTCAGCACCAAGCAATCCCGGCAGATAGCTAGGAGCCGCTTGACCAAAGACATTAGGAATGTAATCTGTAATTGCCATATATCACCCTAATAGGGAAATCGGTTGTGGTCTAAGGACTGTGCTTTGCTGTGGATTTAGCAGACTCATGTAATCACCACCCTGAATCTGACCACGACTTACTTGACCAGCAGGAGCCATTGGCATTTCAGGACGCTGCATCATTTGCTGTGCTGACTGAAGACCCATTTGCGTAAGGACTGGGTTTTCTTGAGCAAATTGACCAACAGAGTTAATCCTATCCATAAAAGTAGGCTCGTACAAAGATGATGCTTCTACTCCCGGCATACCTAACGACAATGATCTTTGCATAGCGCCAGTTTGAGCCAAACCCTGACCTTGCATTGCAGCATTAGTTAATGGAGTCGCACCACCAAACAATCCAGTTTTAGCGGCCTCAACACCCAAAACACCAGACGGGCCAGTTGTTAAGTTTGCAGCTTGCATTGCGGCAGTTGGCCCAGTAGTAAATGCTTGTGCGGCTCCAGCAGGTAAAGTGCTACCAGCAACAGTAGTAGAGCCAGACAATGCGCTAGGTAAAACACCACTAGATGCACCAGCACCTAGACCACTAGCGCCCATCAATGTAGCGCCACCATAACCACCAGCAGCACCTAACAAAGCACCTTTAAGTGGATCTTTCTTGTTTGTCATAGCGCCAATAGAGCCACCGACAACCGCCATAGTAATAGGATCAGCCATTATTTACCTCCTTGTGGCGTAGCTTGTGTAACAGTCTGACCACCTTGAGGCACACTGCTAAACAAGTTAGCAAATTGACTAAGTTTTGCTTGTGGCAAGTTTTGTTCAAAGTTAAAACGATTAATTGCGTCTTGCAGTTCAGCAGAAGAATATTGCTCTTGTGCTTGACCTGTTGATAAGAGTCTTTGAATATCAGAATAGTCAGCAGCAGCCATCTGAGGAGCAGCCTGAGTAGCAGCCATCTGTCTAGCGCGTTCAGCTTCAGCCGATCCGTAAGCTAATTGACCACCTTGCTCCAACATTGCACGAGCAAATACGTCTTGAGCGCGACCTTCTTGTTCAGCTTGAGCAGCAGAGCCATAACGACCCATCGAGGAAGCCTTAGACTGAAGACCTTGGACACCTTCCGTAAATTGCTCACGAGCTTGACGATTAACGCCAGCTAAAGCACCCTCTAGGAATGGATTAACGCCTCGTCCTTGAATCGTAGCTAGCTGTTGCTCCTGTGCTGCACGAACCAGCGGAGAACCCGCCATAGCCCGTTCCTGAGCCATTTGCAGGGCTGATTGAGTAGCCTGAGAAGGAGAAACGTAGGTCTGACCGGGGAAGAATGTAGGCGTACCAGACTCGTAAAGGCGCTTACCTTCTTCTAGTCCATAGGTAACATACGGCTTGATTTCTGGATCAATGCTCGTAGTTGTTTTACTCTCTTGTTGACCGCCACCACCGCCCATATTACACCTCGCAAATCCATTGTTTAGGACGGAAACCGAGTTGTTTCGCCCTACGCTGCCATCCTCGACGATGGCTAGAGAAAGTTAAATATTTGACATTGCCTTGACTACAGATGTCTTTTATGTATTTTAATCCAGATTCAACAATTTGATAATTATTTTCTAACGACCAAGCAGCCCATAGGTGCATTGTTTCGCCCATAGGTTGCAGGATAAAGAAGCACTTAAAGTGGTTATTCTCTAGTCCTACCCACAGCATTGCTTTTTGGTTAAAGCAGTCTGTGTACACATCTTCTACTATCCAGTTTTCTGGGCTGTACCCTTTAATTTCATCTAAGCCGGGGCGGACACTAGGCCACCAGTCCCTAAGTTTATCTACAGGTATGTACCTAAACTCCATTAGCCCACCACAATGTATCCATAGGTTTTGTCTGCCGTATTGTTTGACCAATGCGATATTGTTGCTTGGCCTTGTTGCTGGCTAGAAACATACACATTAGATGTTGCTGAAGGAGCGATATAGCTAGCAGTAATAATCGCACTAGGAATCGATGGTCTTGTAGGACTTGAACTTGTTGGATATTGCTCAAGAGAAACGCCGGTATCTGTTGTCCGCCACATAACCTCAACGTAATCACCAGCATTCATTTCTAAAAAGAAGTTCATTGCAGCAATTAAGTGAGATGGATCACCAGTGCTTTTTCTAGCTGGCATATGAAACCGGCTATTTGATCCATCAACATTAGTATTGTTCTTCTTAAACCAGATGTCTATGTCTTGACCATCGTTAGTCGTATTCTTGTACTGCAACGAAAACTGAATATTGTATATCCCGTAGTTTCTTACGTTAATCCGCGAAGTATTGGAAACGTAGATACCGTTAGAGTAATCTGTTGTGTTTAGTGCAACAGCATAGGCTGCGGTTGTGCTAGCAGCAGTCTGGTCTGTAGAGTCTTGAAACGCTCCATAAGGCGCTGAATCAGCCTCAGCAGCATTAGATACTGGAACCAAGAATATCAGGCTGTCAAAGCCTATACGCTCGTCATAGAGGGTAGTTGTCGTGGCATTCCCTGTGGCTAACGTAATCCGACCCGTATTATTGGTCTTTCCGTCCATAACCCCACGAACAACCTCAGAAACCTGACGAGGATCTCCTCCAAATGGCGGTAATGTACGGAACTGAGTCATCGATCACCCTGTTTAACAACGTCAAACTCTAAGCCAACAGCAGTTTTCCAGCTAGAACCAGTAGGAGTCAGTCTTAGTCGATGATATTCACCGTTAGACCGCAAGCTCACACGGTTTTCTGCATCTGGAGACACATTTGAGCCAAATTCCACTTGTTCAGCAAGATTATCCCGGCTAGAAACAGCGATAGAACCGCTACCATTGTCCACAATAGGCTTGGCAAGCATGATCGTAGACCTACCTACATCAATATCACCCGTTGATATGTTCGCAGTCTTAGGCTGGCCTGAGAAAGCAATGATCTTCTGACCGCTAACACCAGCAAATAGTAACTGTCCACCAGCGAATACCCGCGAATCCAACGGAATATCAAGCGCATCAATGCTTGAGTTGTAGTTATCTACCTGTTCCAACGTAGCGGAAGGCGTTAATGCGTAAGCAATTGACGTTGCTGTCGTATCTGCGTATGACCATTTGTTAAGGTCAATCGAGTAGATCAGCATATTCTTACCGCCAAACGTATTATTAAACTTCCATATTACTAATTTATTAACTGGATCAACTGTTGCGCTCATTCCAGTCTGGATTTCACTAGGAATGGCGTTATCAAAGAACCAGCGATTTACCTTTTCGCTACCTATGTTCTTTGTTGACTGACCATCACAGACATAAAAGCCATCGTCTGCAAGGAAATACGTTAGGTTGCCGTACTGAGCGATAGATCCGTTAGAAATACAGCCCAAAGACCTAGAAATAGCGTCAAACTGGAAGAAGAATGGTGAGCCTGTGTAACTCATCCGGTAGATAGCACGCTCCAAGAAGATTAGACCGTACTCACCACCAGCTATACCAGTAATGTCACCACCGTCAGGAAGAATCTGGGTATCAGCCTGAGATGCAGCACCCGGTGTCCAGTCTGTCTCGTCATTTAAATCAGACCAGTAAACCTTGCTAGTGTCAGTTCCGTCATTAGCAGCAACCACAAAGTCACGGACAACAGTTACATACTTGGCAATAGGCGCACTAGCAGACAAATCACCAAAGTAAGTCGATGAATTTAATGTCCATGATTGCAACTTATCCTGACCGTTAGCCAGAATCATCTTTGCGCCGAACTGAGTTACATCCCATCCCTCAACTGCCGTATATCCAGTAGTTGTAAGCGCATCCAAACTAGCATCAGCACTGTCAAACTTATAAATCTGGGTTGCACTAGCAGCAAACAATGTACTAGCACCAGCAAACTTGCCAGCAAAGGTAATGATTAGATTAGCACCAGCAGCGTCAGAGTAATCAGCCTCGCTCTTAACTGGAGCATATCCATTAGCAACTGGATAACAGTTCTTTGCGTCTGTTACTGCACCTGTTACGCCGGGTTGATCTGGCAACCACTCACCAAATAGAATCTTTTGCATGATTAGCCTTTAGCCCCTTCTAGTGCGGCTACTTTAGCCTTCAGTTCTTCGATCATGGCTTGCTGTTCTTGGATGCACTTCATTAGCGCATATTGCATGTCAGTCTGGTAGATCGACAGGCGTACTTTAGGTTCTTCTTGCGTACCCCAGTTAGACTCTGAAACCAATTCAGGCGCTACAGCCTGAACGTCCTGAGCCACCACACCCAGCGTCAGGCCGGAGTCTTCCTCAAGGTTCTGGTCGATGTAGTTGAAGGTCTGCACAGGGATTGCGCAAATCTTCGACAGGTACTCACCAGCCGGTGCAAAGTTGGTCTTCTCGCGGCGGTCAGACAAGTTGGCGTCATTACCGCTGTAGTTGGCAATACCACCGTTAGAACGAACCACAAACCTTCCAGTTGTTGAGTCACTAAAATAAATTACTTCACTGCCTGTATTGTTTGGTGTAGTGCTGTAATTGACGATGATCCCGTAAGGCGTACCGGCAGTGCTTCTTACACCAAAAGAATAGTCACTTGTTGCATACGACACAGAAAGGCGTGTAGTCACGCCGCCAATCGGCTGACTCGTCGCCCCCACCAGCAGATTACCGCTGGAGTCAATACGGGCGCGTTCGGAGCCGTTGGTTGCAAAACGCATCCATTCAGCTGTGTTGTCATACTGTATGTATCCTCGCGTGGTACTTGGCGAAGAGACCCGTCTAAAGTTTAAGGTTGGGTTGCCATTATCTGCCCCAGCCAAAGTCATCTGACCGTTACCACTTGCGCTGGCAATAACAAGCTGATCGCCAGACGTATAAGAACTAGGCGAACTCGTACCAATCCCCACGTTGCCTGAACTATTAGCCGTAAGAACATCTGCTGTCGTAGCGCCACTATTGCCAACACCAATACGAACTGTACCGTCTGGAGTAGAAGGCTGATAAATAGTAAAGTTATTTGTAGCCGTTACAGACTGCCCAACTTGTACATTGTTCGTCTTTAATGTTGACATTTAAATCCCCAATGCTGCTTTGATCTCGTCAGGTGTCGTTGCTGCTTCAATACTTGTCTGGATAGCTGCGTACTTGTCACGAATAGCCTGACGAGCAGTCTCAGCACCTTCTGTACCCGGTATCTGCTTGGCAATAGCTTCGTCGTAAGGCTTGAATTCTTCAGCCCTAACAGCACGACGCATATCGTGACCAATGTTCTTAGCTTTAGTTAAGTCGATTACGAGACCCATGACCATGCTCCACGAAATGTACGATCTGAAGGAATATCCGCTACGTCTACGATCTCGTAAGG